TATCATCCCCATTACAACCCGGATTTCTCCGGCGGGGCTGAATACGGCAAACTTTGCATCTGCAATGTTATTTGCCAAAAATGCCGACCTCCCTGTCGGTTTCACCGAAAACACCAAACGCACATATTTCAGTATCCGTAGTTTAGCAGAAGATTTTGGTACCACGACCGAGACGTACAAGGCTGGTGCTAAATGGCTCGGCTCAACTCCGGCTGTCCCGTCACTCACTGTCTGGGCAACTGACGATACTGATGCGAGCGTAACTGCTACGCTGACCAAAGCATTCGACGCTAACTGGTGGTACTGGACATTTTTTACCGCTGATGTGCTGACAAGTGAAGCGAATGTATTGCTGATTGCTCAGTTCTGTGAAGATAACAACATCATGTTTGTTAACGACCAGACCGGTACTGCGGCGACCGCTATTCGTAATCCCGCGTTGACCACTGACGTTGCATCAAAACTCAACGTGCTGGGTTATCGCCACGTGTTCACGCCGACTCATGTGACCGATGCGTATGCTGGTTTCGCACTGGCTAAACACTTCGCAGTCGTAAACTACAGCGCGGATAACTCAACCATTACCGGTGAGTTTAAAAAGTCTCCGGGTGTTGCAGCAGAGGACCTGACCGATACTGCATACGCGACAATGCTCAACAAAAAAGCGCCGTTCTACAGCCTGCTTGATTTGCAGGGTTCAACGGATGCGGGTCGATGGCTGAACACGTGGACACACTCCACGTACGGTGAATACATCGATGATGTTGTAAACCTCGACGCGTTTATCAACTCGCTACGTGTGGGTCTGTATAACGCACTGGCTAACCAGACCACTAAACTGGCGCAGACTCCAGTCGGTCAGGCTGTTCTGATTGGTGCGGCGAAGCGTGTCTGTGAACAGTACGTGCGTAACAACTATCTCGGTCCGCGCAACTACACCAATCCGGATAATGGTCTGGAAGAGTACACGCCGGGTTATGAGATTCTGACTCAGCCGGAAGATATTCTCGACCTGTCTGATTCAGACCGCGCACAGCGTAAATCTGCACCTATCCGTATCCGCGTGTTCAAAGCTGGTGCAATCCATATCGTCGATGTGACTGTTGACGTTTACTAACGGGGAATCGTAATGAGTATCCAAAATTTCAGTACAGTCGGCTCCGTTGTAACGGTTAACGGACGAGTTATTCAGGACTGGGGTGAAAACGCCACACCGTACACGGATGAACCGATTGATGCCGTATCACAGGTGCGTCGTGGGCAGGGTGGTAATGCTGTACGTCTTGACCGTAAGAATCCGGGTCGCCGTGTGACGCTGTATCTTAACCCCGGCTCACCGGACAGCGCTTACATGCAGGGTCTGATGAACAGTGACGCGAACATCGAGCTGACCTTCACGCAGATTGGCACACTGGATGCAGCAGTTGGTGCAGAAGGCGCAATCGTGAATGATGGTGCACGTGGTCGTGCTGGTTCAACTATCAGCGATGACCAGTACATCATGGAGTTTAATAGCTTCACATCAACTAAAGGTTGACGCGATTTACATGAGGCTATAAATTAGAAATGCGGCTAGACCGGCCAGTCGAAGAGCAACTTGTCATTGCCTGCCGCAATCCTTCTGACAACCGTGACAAAGGTAGTCGAGTATGTCCAACATTGCGTCGTCTAGAGATGAAGTCTTATCAAAAATACAACCCTATCTATTGAAGCACTGTTATAAATTTGTAGGTTTTGTTGAACCTTATCGGAATAGTCGAAACAAAATAAAAATTGAATGTCCAAAACACGGTGTTTGGTCTGTAAGTATTCGCCACGTGTGCTCCACAGATTGCGGATGTCCTGTTTGTGGTCGTGATAGTTGTTCTATTAAAAAATCTCAAAACCAAGATATCATATTGAGCAAAATCCTTAATAAATGTGATGAGCGCGGTTATATTTTTCAAGGGTTTGTAAACGAATATCGGAACAGAAAATCGAAAATAAATGTAGAATGTCAAGCACATGGAGTGTATGTAACAAATATCAACAATTTTATAGATAGCGATAAAGGTTGTCCGGGATGTTCAGCAAATGGTTTTAATAAAAATAAGGAGGGATTTTTATACGCGTTACGTTCTGAATGCGGACAACATGTGAAAATAGGTATAACTAACAATCCTCAAATGATATTAAAAACATTACGTGCAAGAACACCTTTTGATTTTCATCCGATTGAGATAATTAAATTTCAGAACGGTAAAAATGCACTGATGTGGGAAAGTATTTTTCATAATACATTTTGTTCGTCTGGTTTAAGAGGGTTTGACGGGTGTACTGAATGGTTGAAATGGTCAACTCAAATCTCAGAATGGTTACGATTTATCGCTAGTAGCAACTCTACACCGTCGTGACGCACTCGTCAACAATTGCTTATCACCCTCACACGCGGTACACTCTGGAGAGTAATTATCCGGGGGTTAAAATGTACGTAAAATCTTTTCAAATCGGGTCTTTAAGCATTAACGCAGCGATGCCAAGTGCGCTGGAACAGGACGAAGTGTTGTCGCTGATTGGTGCTGACATCATTCAGCGTGCTGCGATTATGGCGCGACAGGGTGAACAGGCTGGTGAAGCAATGCTCACCTCAATGTTTCTGTCAATGCACCATCAGGTCAAACAACGCGTGGCGACACTGTTGCTGTCTAAAGCAATCGTCACGGGTACAAAAACACCTCTGAGCATTGCCGATTTTCAGGGTAAGATGATTGAGTACAATACGCTGTTGGCGCAACTCACCCTGTGGAACTTCAATGATTTTTTTATCTGGTTGGGCGACGCAGTCAGAGAAAGCGCCCCGGCTCAGGCCACGACAGCGCCGTAAACTGGTATTTCATGCGCCCGTGTGTCGGTCTGAACGGTCTTTGCCCTCCACTCTGTACGTGGGCACAGCTTAATGATGGCAGCGTGTCAATTGCAGATGTGGAGCGGTTTAATCAGGCGCTTACTGAAATGCACAATAACTGGGAGGCGAACCGTCCTGAATGAGCATAATTAACATCTTTACCAAACAGGCTCCGACGCTTGCCGGTTATTCATTTGATGCGGTGCTTGAGGATACGCTCGATGCGTCTGTTGAGTGGACCAGTTACCCGGTTGAATCCGGGGTGAACATTAATGACCACCGTATCATTCAGCCTGTTAAATGGACGCTTACTGGTGCTGTGAGTAATAACCCCCTCAAGGTGCAACTTACTGACTTTCTTGCCGGTGGTCTTTCCAATCTCACAAATAACCCATATGTGGCTGCTGTGGCTGGTCTTGCGGCGGGTTTCCTTGCCGGTAGTGATGAGACAAAATCCAGCACAACACTGATGTTTCTCATGAATCTGATGGTTGAAGGTTCACCTTTTGATATTGATGCTGGTGATATTCAGCTTAAGAACATGGCAATATCACGCATCGGGCGAACCAAAAACCCCGAGAATGAGCAGGGGCTTATTTTCGTCGCTGAGTTGCAGGAAATTATCACGCTCGATCGCATCCCTGTATCGGGCGAACCTTCACAGCATCAGTTGCGTGATGGCGACCCGGCTAAATCCGGTATTGCCGGTGTGGTGAAAAAGGGTCGTCAGGTGGTTAAAGAAGCCAATGACGCAGTTAACAAAGCGGCCAGCAACGTGCTGGATGGTATCTTCTCATGACTGAAATCCCTCTTTCCAATGGTTCGGTGAACGCTCATCAGCGATTTGGTGCGCAGGTTGGTGAAAATTATCTCGACTTCGAGATTGATTACCTGTCATACCTCGACACGCCTGCGTGGACGATGAACATTCTGCGCGATGGTACATACCTTGTCACTGGTGCAATGCTCGTTCCGGGCGCTGACGTTGCGGCAAATTACCGCGCTGATATCGGGCGTTTTGTGTTTGTTGGTGAGGAAGTGACGCTTGATAATCTGGGCGTTGATAATCATCTGGTGTGGGTATCGGAGTAACTATGTCAAACGTCATCACATCGTTCCTTATCGGCATTGGCCTTGATATTTCTTCAGTTGAAGAGGGTGAAAGACGTGTTGGTCAGGCGATGGAAGGTATCAAATCGTCCACACTGGCAATCGGATCCGCTCTTGCTGCCGCCACAATTGGTGCTGGCATCAAAGTGGACATGCTGGCTGAGAAGAGTCGCCGCTT